ACAGTAATACTGCTTCCCGAACTATCAAAAGAAAGTTTTGCAAGCATTTGAGAAACAACACGCTCAATTACATCTTCCATGAGTTTTTCAAGTGCGGCTAAAAACATTTCTCCATGATATTGAAAAAATTCTTCAACATGATTATCCTGCAAAGAAAGCAGGTTATTCACATTCTTAAATTGTTGGTCGCTTTGTTGTTGAACCGCACCTAATACTGTGCTATTACTTGTTCCTAGTATTCCCACTTCTATTCCTCCTTAACTTCTTTTACTTCTGGTGTTGGATTGATTGCTTCAATTTGATGTTTAAGCATCAAATGGCTAACTCTCTCAGTCATTATGTTAATTTCAGTTATTAGTTGAATGACCTCTTGAGTTGCCGTCCTGTTATCGTCTAAAGCGGGTGGCTTAATAAACCAACCGCTTGCAGTAAGAGCCATTACATCTTTTTTGGTTAATTCAGTAATTGGACCTGTTTTAATCATCTTTGGCATTTTAGGAACAAATCTCTTAAATTCAAGACCATGTTTATCAGCAAGTATCTGTTGTTGAAGCATTTCTAATTGCATATACATTGAAGAATGTTTAGGACAATATGTTCCCATAAGAGGTCTGCCTTTAGTTACTTTATCTAAAGGCATTGGAGGTCTTAAGTAATCATCATGTTCCCAAATATGATGAAAACCACAAACAACACATCTGTCTTTTAAATTAAATTTCTTACCATATTTAATTCCTAAAAACTTCTTAGGTTCAGCAACTAAAACTTTGGTAAGTTCTTTTAATTGTTTTTTTGGTTTTATTTCTGTAAACTTATATTCCACTACTGCTCCACTTGCTCTTGCTTGTTGTAATGGTGTTAATGTTGGATTAAATTGTTGCGGTGCGTTCTGTCCTATTAATTGGTTTTGATACATCTTTCATTCCTCAGTAATCTT